ACCTACAACAGTAGAAGAAACACACTAAAAATTAAATTAATTAAACTGTTTTAAAGTATGAAAGTAAGAAACAATTGGAAGTCTCCAAACAAACAATGGGATAAGTTAATACTTAAACTTAGAATATCTAGCTTAGATATATTTGGTATTGAGGTTGATATTAACAGAGAATTTTATGCATTAACTATTTTAAATTTTACATTGAAAAATAGATAATACTCATTGCTATAATTTAAATTACTATGATCCAGGTGTATTAAACATCTGGATTTTTTATTTTAAATATTTAAGATTTAAACTTTATTTGTATTTTTGTTTAAACTTAAAATATATAAAAATGGAAAATGTAACTGAAGAAAGAGAATTAACTCAAGAAGAGTTAGCTGCAAGAAAGGATGAAATGAAGCAGTTCTATGATGAGTCACTTCCTTATTTGGAATCTCAAGCAAAGTATGAGAAGTTATTAACTGAGATTGAGGAATCAAGATTTAAGAGAGCTACATTACAAATTCAGTGGGCTAACATTATGGCAGCACAACAAGAGCAAGATACTGCTGACCATGGGGATGAAGAAGAAAAAGAAACTGCGGAACAACCTACTCCTACAGCAGAAAGAAAACTTAAAAAATCATAATAATGGCTACAGTTAACCAAGTTCAAAAAAAGGTGAAGATGCCTAAATGGGATGTGGTTAAGTTTCAGATACTAACTCATTGCTACATCAACCGTGTAGTAATGAGTGAATCTGATCTAAATTGTTTAACATTATTAAGTTTTAACCAACCAGTAGAGTTAACTCATTTTTGTTATGATGCATCTTCTGAAGAGGATTGGATTTTTAAATCTCCACAGACTGTAAGAAACTGCATCAATAAAGCTGAAAAGAATGGATTAGTAGTTAAAGATCCAAATAATAAAAAACAAGTAATGCTTAACCCAGCATTAAAGATTCAAACAGCAGGAACAATATTACTTGACTATAAATTATTAGGTTATGAATCCGAAGAAAACACACAGCTTGTATAAAACTCTTTCAGAAGAGTTAAGTATCAGTGAGCATTTGATTGAGGATCTTGTAGAGTTTATGTACAAGGATTTGAGACAGAAGTTATCTAATCTTGTACATCCTAGAATCAGTGTAGATGGATTGGGCCAGTTTGTATGCAAACCTCATACTGTAAGAAAAGGTATAAGTGATGCAGAAAAAAAACTACAGGGTCATGACACTTCTACATTTAATGCTTACTTTAACAAAAAAAGGTTGGAAAATAAACTTGTATTGTTAAAAGAATTACACATCATCATTTTAAAAGAAGAAGAAAAAAAGAATAATATTAAAACTATTAAACATGAGTACATTTCAAAACATCTGGAAACACCGGAAAGAGATAATGGAGGGAATTAAAAATTCTATTATTAGAGATCAGTTTGTTGAAGAGATAGCAGCGGCAAGAATGGCAAAATGTAATGCCTGTGTAAGAAAGGATGAAGAAGGTAAATCATGTGTTATGCCTGGTACACAACCTTGTTGTAATTTATGTGGTTGTTCACTTTCTTTTAAAACTAGATCATTATCATCAAGCTGTCCTGATTTTAGATGGAAAGCTTTAATATCAGAAGAAGATGAAGATAATCTAGATAAACTTAAATAATATGAGTATATACTTTAATGCAAAAGACCATAGTTACAAAAGCTTAGAGGCTGAAGAAAAGATTGATTGGATTTCAGTTACTACTTTAGTATCCCATTTTAAAAAACCTTTTGATGCAAAAAAGATTGCAGAAAAAGTAAGTAAAAATAAAAGATCTAAGTGGTTTGGTATTGAACCTAAAAAGATTCAAGGGATTTGGGAAGCTGAAGCTGACAGAGCTGTAACACTTGGTACATATTATCATAATCAAAGAGAAGATGATTTATGTGCGCTTGCTTCTATAGAAAGAGAAGGTAAGACTGTTCCTGTTGTTGCTCCTGTACCTTTAACAGAAAGTGGTATAAAGATGGCTCCGTCACAAAAACTTGAAGAAGGTATTTATCCTGAGCACATGGTCTTTCTTAAATCTGCAGGTATCTGTGGTCAATCAGATTTAGTTGAGGTAGTAAATGGTAAAGTAAATATCATAGATTATAAAACTAACAAGGAGATTAAAACAGAATCTTTTGTAAATTGGGAAGGTGCTTCAGATAAGATGATGTTTCCAATAGATAGTTTAGATGACTGTAATTTTAATCATTATGCAATACAGCTAAGTGTGTATATGTATATGATTCTTAAACACAATCCTAAATTAAAACCGGGAAGGATATTTATTCACCATGTTACATTTGAAGTAGAATCTGAGGATGAATATGGATACCCAGTAGTTAAAAGAGATCATACCGGAGAACCAGTAGTAAAAGAAGTTATTCCTATGGCCGTACCATATCTAATAGATGAGGTAACTGCTTTGATGCATTATGTAAAAGAGAATGGTATTAAAATTAAAAAGAAATGATTGTAAGATTATTTGATGTTCAGAATGGTGCTGTAATTCCAACTGAGCACTGCTATACTTTAAAAGCACTAAAAGATATCATGGATAACTATCCAGATGATCATCTTAAAATTTATCAATATCTGTTTTATATGACATGTCCAAACCCGGATATGAATCCATTTTTTAATACACCAGAGATTGATAAAGAAAGTGTAATTTTAACTGAGATAGAAGCAGAGTTTTCTACAGAGGATGAAGACATAAGAATTGCTTTATTATTCTGTCAAAGAATGTATGAAACTCCAACATCTAGAGCATACAAAGGTATGTCATCTATGTTAGATAGATTAGCTAGGTATATGGAGAATACACAGATCACTGCAGGAAGAGACGGTAACATAAACTCTCTTATTGCAGCTGCAAAAAACTTTGATCAGATTAGAGCATCATTTAAAGGAGTGTATAAAGACTTACAAGATGAACAATCCAGCAAAGTGCGTGGAGGAATTGGTTTAGGTTATGATCAATAATTATGAGAGAGATATATCAAGACATACCAACATGGGATAACGGTACATGGACCACTACTGACTTTAATTCTAGAGAAGAGTTCTATAATTATTTATTGAGCAATGTTTTTAGAGAACCTGGTAAGTATGAGTTTGATGATACTAGTACAAAGTTATTTACACAAGAATCAACTAAATTTAATAAAGATAAGGTTTACTGTACAGCACCTTTTAAATCAAAAGATTTTATTAAATATTGGGATGACCAAAAAGCAAAATGTAGAAGAGGACTTTTAATTAAAGAAAATGGTAAGGCCTGGTATATGACCAGAGATTACTACATGTGGTTAAATTTCTTACCTATCTTTAATAAAGAGATTCAAAAGTTTGGTTTTGCTGATATCAGGGATGCACAGTATCATATGGCACTATATGAGATACTAGCGGAACTAAATTATAAACATGTTGCAATTCTTAAAAAAAGACAGATAGCCTCTTCTTATTATCACATGGCAAAGCTTGTTAATCAACAATGGTTTGAAGAAGGGGTTACTTTAAAAATTGGTGCCAGTCTTAAAGACTACATAAATGAAAAAGGTTCTTGGAAATTTTTACAAGAATATGCAGCTTTCCTTAATGAGCATACAGCATGGTATAGACCTATGTCTCCAGACAAGGTTATGATGTGGCAACAGAAAATTGAGGTAAGAAGAGGTGATAGAAAAACAGAAGTTGGTCTTAAAGGTACTATCCAAGGTATGTCATTTGAGAAAGATCCAACAAATGGTGTAGGGGGTCCGGTAAAATACTTCTTTCATGAGGAGGCCGGGATTGCTCCTAAGATGGATCAAACATATGAGTATATGAGACCTGCAATGAGATCAGGTTTAATTACAACAGGTATGTTTATTGCAGCGGGATCTGTGGGGGATTTGTCACAATGTGAACCATTGAGAAAAATGATATCTGACCCAGTAGCTAATGATATCTACGTAGTAGAAACAGATCTGATAGATGATAAAGGTACTATAGGTGTGTCAGGTTTATTTATACCTGAACAGTGGTCTATGCCTCCATATATTGATAACTTTGGAAACTCAAAAGTAGAAGAAGCACTACAAGCTTTAGATGATCAGTTTGAAGCATGGAAAAAAGAATTAGATCCTGAGACATACCAGTTAAGGATTTCTCAGCACCCAAGAAATATCAAGGAAGCATTTGACCATAGAACGGTATCTAAGTTTCCCACACACCTTCTTACAGCACAACAAAGAAGAATAGAAGATAAAGAATACGGACCAGAGTATCTAGATATATTGACAGATGCTGATGGTAAAATGAGGTTAGAACATTCTAACAGAAGACCTATTAGTGAATTTCCTGTATCAAAGAAAACAGAAGATAAAACTGGTGTACTTGTAGTATGGGAGAGACCAATAGAAAATCCTACATTTGGAATGTACTATGCATCTATTGACCCCGTAGCGGAAGGTAAAACAACAACATCAGAATCATTATGTTCTATCTATGTAATGAAAGCTCCTGTTGAAGTTACTAAAGTTACAGGTATTGAAACAGAAACATATATTGAACCAGATAAAATTGTAGCAGCTTGGTGTGGTAGGTATGATGATATAAACAAAACACATAGAATGTTAGAGCACATTATTGAGATGTATAATGCATGGACAATAATAGAGAATAACATTTCATTGTTTATCCAATACATGATATCTAGAAAGAAGCAGAAGTATCTTGTACCTAAAAGCCAGATTATGTTTTTAAAGGATTTAGGATCCAATAACAATGTATTCCAGGAGTATGGTTGGAAGAATACAGGTACTTTGTTCAAGTCACATTTATTAAGTTATGCTATTGAGTATACCAAAGAAGAATTGGATCAGGAATTAAAGCCTGATGGCACTGTAGTAAGAACAAAATATGGTATTGAAAGAATACCGGATATTATGCTTATCAAAGAAATGTTTGCTTATTCTGATGGTGTCAACGTGGATAGACTTGTAGCATTTTGTGCTTTAGTTGCTTTTATGAAAATTCAGCAGTCTAATAGAGGGTTTACCAAGCGGGTAATCAAGGATGAAGCAGCCAAAAACTTGGATAATTCAAAAAATTTGTATAAATTAAATAGTAGTCCTTTCCGTCATATGGGGAAGACTGGTAACCACTTAGGAGGTAAAATAAGCAGATCTCCTTTTAAAAATATAAAATAACATGCAAGTATATAACGCATTACAGTTAAAAAAAGGAGCAAAGGCATCTCATAATAGAATGGGTAGTATTACCCAACCTTTGCAATTTGTTCCTAAAAAGGAAAAAGATGAAGAGTGGGCAGCTTGGAATCTTGACTGGTTAGAGTGGAATGGGTTAAAACAAATCCGCAGAAATGCACGGAGGCTGATGAAAAACTATAAGCTTGCTAAAGGTATTATAGACAAGTCAGATTACATAGTTGAAGAAAACAATGAAATGAAAGAAATTGTTGATGTATTAACTAGAGAAGACTGGTCAGCTTTAGAATTAAAGTTTTATCCAATCATTCCAAATGTTATTAATGTTCTTGTAGCAGAATTTGCTAAAAGGTCTACTAAACTTACTTACAGAGCTGTGGATGAATTCTCATACAATGAGATGATGGAGCAAAAGAGAAAGATGGTAGAAGATACATTAATGGAAAATGCAAGAGTTAAAATTCAAGCTGCATTAATGGAACAAGGCTTAGATCCTGAATCACCAGAAGCACAACAACAATTAAATCCAGAAAGTCTTAAATCATTACCAGAAATAGAAAACTTCTTTAAGAAGGATTATAGATCAATGGTAGAACAGTGGGCTTCTCACCAACATAAAGTGGATGTTGAAAGATTCCGCATGGAGGAGCTTGAAGATAGAGGGTTTAGAGATATGCTTATTACAGATAGAGAGTTCTGGCACTTTAGAATGATGGAAGATGATTATGAAGTAGAATTATGGAATCCTCCTGTAACTTTTTATCACAAGTCTCCGGATGCAAGATATATATCTCAAGGTAACTGGGTAGGTAAAGTAGATATGATGACTGTAGCGGATGTAATTGATAAGTATGGTTACTTGCTTACAGAAGAACAACATGAAGCATTAGAAGCTATTTATCCAATCAGATCTGCAGGTTATGCAATAGGTGGTCAAAATGATGGTACTTTCTATGATGCTACCAAGTCTCATGAATGGAATACTAACATGCCTTCATTAGCATACAGACAGTACACTACAATGATGGCTGGTTCTGTATATGATGGTGGTGATATAGTTAATCAAATCCTTTCTGAAGGTGAAGATTACTATGATCAAGGTACAGCATATTTGTTAAGAGTTACAAGTTGTTATTGGAAGTCTCAGAGAAAAGTTGGTCACTTAACTAAAATAAAAGATAATGGTGAAGTTATTAATGAAATCATTACTGAAGATTATAAAGTAACTGATAATCCAATTTATGATACAAGATTGTTTAAGAATAAAACTAAAGAGAATCTTGTATATGGAGAACATATTGACTGGATCTGGATCAATGAAGTTTGGGGTGGTGTAAAAATTGGTCCTAATATTCCTTCATTCTGGGGTATGAACAATCCTGGTGGTTTTTCTCCAATCTACATTGGTATAGATAAGAACCATATTGGTCCTTTAAAGTTCCAATTTAAAGGTGACAGTAGTTTATATGGATGTAAGCTTCCTGTAGAAGGAGCTGTGTTCTCAGATAGAAATACTAAGTCAACATCTTTGTTAGACTTAATGAAGCCATACCAGATTGGGTATAACATAGTAAATAACCAAATAGCTGATATACTAGTTGATGAGTTAGGTACTGTGATATTACTTGATCAAAATGCATTACCAAGACATTCCGCGGGTGAAGACTGGGGGAAAAATAACTTAGCAAAAGCTTATGTTGCTATGAAAAATTTCCAGATGTTACCATTAGACACATCTATTACCAATACAGAAAACCCACTAAGTTTCCAACACTTCCAAAAATTAGACCTTGAACAAACAAACAGGTTAATGTCAAGGATTAAATTAGCAGAACACTTTAAGCAACAAGCTTATGATGTGATTGGTATTAATCCACAAAGAATGGGTCAACAGTTGTCACAAATGACTGCTACTGGAGTTGAGCAAGCTGCATCAGCATCTTATGCACAAACAGAAGTATTCTTTATTCAACACTGTGATTATCTAATGCCACGGGTTCATACAATGAGAACTGATCTTGCTCAGTACTATCACTCAACAAAACCGTCAGCAAGGCTTTCCTACATGACAACCAATGATGAGAATGTAAACTTCCAAATAAATGGAACTGACTTATTGATGAGAGATCTTAATATATTCTGTAGTACAACAGCAAATCATAGAGCTGTGTTAGAGCAATTGAAACAAATGGCTATGACAAATAATACTACAGGTGCTACTATTTATGATTTAGGAAAACTTGTGCAAGCAGATACAATATCTGAAGTTAATAATACTCTTAAAGCTGCTGAAGAAAAACAACAAAAACAAAAACAAGAAGAACAACAGCAACAACAACAAATGCAACAGCAACAAATTGAGTCTCAAGAAAAACAAAAGAAAATGGAGATTGATGCTCAAGAGATGAGAGATGAGAAGAATAGACAAAGAGATATTCTTGTTGCTGAAATTAGAGCTGCTGGTATGGGATCTATGGTAGATTTAAATGAAAATCAACAATCTGACTACTTAGATGCTATGAAGGATATCAAAAATTCTGAACAGTTTCAAGATCAAATGAATCTTCAGAGAGAAAAAGAAACTAACAGGATGAATAATGATTCTACTAAAGCTCAGATTGAAAGAGAAAAGATACAAGCTCAAAAAGAAATTGCTAACAAACAATTAGAAATTGCTAGAGAAAATAAAAATAAATTTGATAGAAAAGACTAGTCTTAGCTATATAATGCAGAAAATGTTTTTTTGACTTTTAAATTTATCAAGTTTATTTATTATATTAAATTATAAACCAAAACCAACAACATGAGTAAAGATGCAACTAATCTTGAAGATCAAATTCAAGATTCTACAACGGTAGAACAAGTTGATGTAAACATTGATGAATTATTTGGTAATCCTGGTGCAGCAAACATCATGACACCAGAAGATGGTAAGACAGCTGAAGAAAGTAAGCCTAAGACCATGTTCTCCAAAGAAAACATTGACACTACGTTCCTTGACAACCCAATTGCTACCCCGCAAGAAAAAGCACAGGCAGCAGAAGACAAAGCAGAAGTTGAAGAAACTATTGCTGAGTTAGACAGTTTAATTTCTCAAGAAGAAACTGCTGGAACAAAAGGAAGACCTAAAGTAGATAAAGAAGGTCTTTATGATTTAGCACAAAAAATGATTGAGGAAGGTACTCTAATTCCTTTTGATGATGACAAACCTTTAGAAGAGTATAGCACTAAAGATTTTAGAGAATTATTTGAAGCTAACTTTCAAGAAAGAGAGAATTCTATAAAAGAAAATGTTCCTAAAGAATTCTTTAATGCTCTTCCAGAAGAACTTCAAATTGCTGCTAAATATGTAGCGGATGGTGGACAAGATTTAAAGGGTCTTTTTAGAACTCTTGCTCATGTAGAAGAAATCATTGATTTAGATCCTTCTAATGAGGTTGACCAAGAAGAAATTGCTAGACAATATCTTTGGGCTACTAACTTTGGAACTGCTGAAGAAATTGAATCAGAAATCCAAGATTGGGCTGACATGAATAAGCTTGAGCAAAAAGCTAATCAGTTTAAGCCTAAGTTAGATAGAATGCAAGAAGAAATTGTTGCAAGACAATTGGCAGAACAAGAGCACAAAAAGCAACAACAACAAAAACAAGCTAAAGCTTATACTGACAGTGTATATAATACACTTGCAGCTGGTGAACTTGGAGGACTTAAATTGGATAAGAAAGTACAAAGCTTACTTTATTCTGGATTAGTTCAACCTAACTACCCATCTATATCAGGTAAGAATACAAACTTGTTAGGACACTTGTTAGAGAAGTATCAGTTTGTTGAGCCTAACCATGGGTTAATTGCTGAAGCACTTTGGTTACTGCAAGATCCAGAAGGATACAGAAACAGAGTAAAAGAACAAGGTTCTAAAGCTGCTGTAGAAAAAACAGTAAGAAGCTTGAAAACTGAAGAGTCTAGAAAATTATCTAGTTCTTCAACTAACACAGGTGCTGGTGAAGATAGACAATCTTCTAAACCACAAAAAACAATACAGCGTCAGAATACTAACATTTTCAGACGTACATTTTAATTAGTAACTAATAAATAAAATAAATAAATGGCAACTCCAGTTTTAAACAATGGTATATTCCTGCGTGACACTGCATACAATGCTAGTTCACATGTGGATTCTTACCACTTAGTAAACATGTTGAAAGATGCTCAACCAATGGATTTAGGTCCGGTTGACTTATGGGCTATGGCTCAAAAAGTAGAAATGCCTTTGTACCAGATGTCTTCTTTCGGTGGAAAGAATGTAATCATGGTAGACAATGCAAGAGGTGAGTATAGATGGCAGACTCCTGTATCTATTGATCTTCCATACATTGTTGAAGACATTGAACCAAACAATAACTTCAAAGGTATTGAGGGATCAACTTTCAGAGTAAAATTAAACAGACGTGAGTTTGGACATGGTGATATCTTCACATATGACAAATACAACGGTGTTGAACTTTATGTTACTGCTGAAGATATCTTACCTGTAGGTGATGGATTTATCTATACTGTACAGTTAGTAAACAATGATAACTTCAAGTATTTAGATGACAAGTACTTATCAAATGGTACTAAAGTTTTCCGTAAAGGTTCTGCTCGTGGTGAGTATGGTGAGAGATTCTCTGACATCCAAACTAGAGCTGGTTTCCGTGAATTCTACAACTTTGTAGGAGGTGCTGAAGCTCATGTTCATTATTCTATCTCTTCTAGAGCAGACTTGATGATCAAAGGTGGTATGAATGCAGATGGTACAGTTCCTGTAACTGAGATCTGGAGAACATTTGATACTAACTTAAATGATCCATCAATTGCTAACCTAGATGATATGGTTAAGAAATTAGGTAAAGACAAAGTTAAAAAAGCTTTTGACAATGGTGATTTATCTAGAACTTTCTTGACTACAATGGAATCTGCTCACTTATCTAAGATTGCTCAAGATATTGAGACATACTTAATGTGGGGACAAGGTGGTAGAGTTAAACAAGATGGTCCAGATGATTTAAGATTGTCAGTGGGTCTTTGGAAACAGTTAGATAACTCTTTCAAAAGAATCTACAACAAAAACAACTTTACATTGGATTTATTCCGTGGAGAGATCTACAACTTCTTCAATGGTAAGGTTGAATTCCAAGGTCCAGATCCAAAACGCTCATTGGTTGTACAAACTGGTATGGGTGGTATGAGAATGGTTAATGAGGCTATCAAACGTGAAGCAGTATCTTCAGGTTTATTGATCCAGGCTGCTGATATCGGTGCTATCACTGGTAAAGGTATGGACTTGAACTTTGGATTTGCATACACTTCATATGTGATCCCATTCTTGGCAAATGTTAAGTTTGTATTGAACCCAGCATTTGACAACGTTCATACTAATGATATTGAGAACCCAATCATTGATGGTTTCCCATTATCTTCTTACTCATTCATTATCTTTGATATCACAGATAATACTAATGACAACATTTACTTGTTGAAATTATCTTGGGATAACCAATTGAAATGGTGGTACCAAAATGGTACTATGGATTACATGGGAAGAACTCAAGGGTTCCAATCTTCAGGTCAGTTCAATGGATACCGTGTAATGATGTCTCAAACAATGCCTGCTATTTGGGTTAAAGATCCAACTAAAGTATTGAAAATTGTTATGAGAAACCCAATCACTGGTGGATCATTCTAAAAAATACCTATGATAGGTAGAGGACTAGTTTCCTCTACCTATTTTTTTGCTTAATTTTACAAAAACCAAAACCAACAAAACAATGGAAAATTTCACAATGGTAGAAACCGGAAAAGGTTCTATTAAAAAAACAGCTATTGCTGTAAGACCGTACTTTGACAGTTCTGCTTCTAACATGGGTTTAGAAGATTACGGAATGAGTTTATTTGATGGAGTAACACACAATGAGCAATTAGCTTGTTTAGACAACAATGGTGTTGTAAGATATGTTACTGGATTAAATGAGTTTGCTCCGGAAATCAAACTACTTCCTACAGAAGAAAAAGAAGCTAGAGTAAGAGAGATAAGATTAGCAGTTGCAGAATTAGAGCAAGAGTTAGCTGCAAATGTTATTGAGATTGATGATAAAGAATTCTGGAATAAGGTTGTGTTGTTAAAACCAAACAACTCAGAATTTTGGAATAAAATTTCTGTATCATGTGGGAATGAACCATTATTCTTGGATCCTAAAGACCCATATGATAGAATTAAACTTTATGCTATTGAAGCTGGTGGATTCTCACTGATTTCAAAAAGTTTAGAAGATGCAAGAGCTAAAGCTGTTGCTCCTAAGTTTTACTTAGATAAAGAAGAAGAAACTGTAATGGTTAGAACTGAGTACAAAAAATTACGTAACAAGGCTCTATCTGAATTACAAAAATTATTTGACAAAAACAGTACTAAGTTATTCTACATTGCAAAAGTTGTAGATATCAATAGTACACAATATAGAAAGTCTACACCAAATGATGTCATCTATGAAAACATGGATAATTACATTGCTGGTTTAGCTGGTGAGACAAACAAAGAAAGAGCTGCTAAAACCTTTATGGAGACAGCAAATATGGATATGGAAACACTAAAAATTAAATCAATTGTTAGAGATTCCGTATTTTTTAAGTATATTGTTAGTAAGGCAGATGGTTATATCTATCACACAAAAACTAACGCTTTGTTAGGAAGGAATGTGTCTGATGTAGTTGAGCACTTGAAGAACCCTTTAAATGAGGACATCTTAAAAGACTTGAATGCTGCTTGTGAAAAGTATTGGAACTCTTAATTTAAAAAATAAAATGGCAAATTACACAACTGGGAAAATGAATAACCCAAATGCAAAAGTTACAGCTTCTAAAGTTGCTGGATCTAAAGGTGTTAAATCAGGAGTTAATCCTAAAGCATCTGCACAAAAAGTAGCTAAAGGTAAAGTAGGTGGAATTAGTAAAGCACCAAAAACAGCATCTCCTTCTAAATAAGGAGGTGCTTATTTTAAATTAATATATTATGGAAGAGAAAGTAAAAAAACCTAGAGTTTCAAGAAAGAAAGTAAATCCTGAAACTGAAGTAGTTGTTGAAGCAACCGCTCCTGTAATTGAACAAGAAACAATTACACCTACTGAACAACCAGAGTTGTTTGTTGAAAAAGAAGTAATTACTGAACCTGCTCAAACTATTGAAGATTCTTCATTGATTGATAAAGTTAAAGTTGCAGGTACAAGATTTATTCAAACAATCTTTAAAAGATAATAGTCATGGCAGCAAAAAAAGTATCAGCATTAAAAGTTACACCTTCCAAAGAAATGGATAAGTGGGAAATTGAATCTGCTTTGTCTACTTTAAGGAGGGCTGATGAAATTAGAAAAAACCCTTCAATGATGACTAAAGTTAAGTCATTAGCACAAGAGCAAATTAAAGCTCTAGGAGGTGTTGTTGGAGGAACTGCTAAACCAGTTAGAACTTTGAAAAGAAAATAATGGCAAAGCAAATGCTAAAAAGAAAAGACGGTAGTGTTTCCCAGAGAGGTCTCTGGGATAACATCCGTGATGCTAAAGGTTCTGGAAAGAAACCTACAGCAGCAATGTTGAAACAAGAGAAAAAGATTAAAGCAACAACAAAAAAGAAGTAATCATGGCAAAGTCACCAGCATGGCAAAGAAAAGAAGGTAAGTCACCGTCTGGCGGACTTAATGCAAAGGGAAGAGCTTCTCTTAAAGCAGCAGGTCATGATATCAAAGCTCCACAACCTGAAGGTGGACCAAGAAAGAAAAGCTTTTGTGCAAGGATGGAAGGTCACAAAAAAAAGAATACATCAGCTAAAACAGCTAATGATCCGAATAGTAGAATAAATAAGGCACTTAGAAAGTGGAAGTGTTAAATAAAATATGTACAAAATGTAAAGTAAATAAACCTTTATCTGTTGAATACTTTCCTTTACATAATAAAACTAAATCAGGATTTGATAGTTGGTGTAAATCTTGTAGAGCAAACTATAAAAGTGAAACAAGAAGAGGTCATTATAGAAATATGATTTCTGATGAAGCTTTAAAAGATATTATTGAAACTGTAAAAGAATGTGTAATTTGTGGTTCAGAAGAAAACTTAGTTGTTGATCATTGTCACAAAACAAATATTATAAGAGGTATGCTATGTAATCATTGTAATAGAGGTCTAGGTCATTTTAAAGATGATCCGCAACTTTTAGAATTTGCAAGGATTTATTTGTTATCTTATAGTAATGATGTTTCTGAAGCAGAATTGTATTTGAAAAAATGGAAATGTTAAATTTTATATAAAATGAAAAAAGCAATTACTAAAAAAGCAATGCCTAAAGCTCAATTAGGTAAAATTGTAAAAGCTATAGATAAAGCTGCTGATATGTTTAAAGCGGTTGATAAAGTAAGTGATGCAAAAAAAGTTGGTAAAATTAGGCAAATTGGTATATCTAAACCTGGTGTACCAGGTTTATCACCAAGTCAAAAAAAAGCACTTACTGAAGGTAAAGATATTCATAGAGGTTCTGGTAGGTTAGGAAATGCAACTGTTGATGAAATGCGAGCTAAGAAAGATTTAACAAAAGCAATTCAACAAAGAACTAATCCTAAAAAATTAACTAAGAAGGAGCAATATCTAAAAGATGTTGAAGACTTATATAGAAAAAAAGGTGGTGCAATTAAAACTAAAAAGAAATAGTTATGGCAAAGTGTATGCAATGTGGTGGAGCTAAGAAAATGCAAAAAGGTGGTTCTACAATGAAAACAACTGTAGGATCTGCTACACCAAAAGGACAGATATATGGTATTCCTCAAACAGGACCAACAGGACCTAACAAACAAGGAATTGACACAATGAAGAAAGGTGGTTCTAAACTAACTGCTGTTAAACATTCTTGCCCTCCAGGTACAGTTAGATCTGCTACAGGTGGATGTGTATCTGAAAGACCAAGCTTTAAAAAAGGTGGTTCTGCATTTGGTATGCTATCTGTTAAAGCTGGTGTAGATAAAAATCCTAAAGCTACTGCAGCAGATAGAATTGCTGGTGCAAAAATGAGCAAGAAAAAAATGGGTGGTGCTACTAAGAAGAAGTGCTAGTAATGGCTGAGAAGAAAGATAAGAATTGGATACAAAAAGCAGTTAACCCTAAGCATAAGGGTTACTGCACTCCAATGTCTAAACCTACTTGTACACCAAAAAGAAAAGCTTTGGCAAAGACATTTAAAGCAATGGCTAAAAAGAAATAATTATGGCAAAGAAAAAAGAACTTCCAAAAGCTATGATGGGTAAAGTTATTAAACCTGTTGTAAGAGCAATGATTACTGGTGCTAAAGCTGCTAAAAAAGGTTATCAGGAAACTGCAGCTGCATCAAAAGTAGCTAAAGCTGAAAAAGCTGCTAAAGCTACTAAAAAAACTAAATCAAATTGGTTTGATTCAAATACAAACAAAAATACTACATCAAATAAACCTCAAGTAAAAGATACAACTGGTTTTCCATATGGTAAACTTGCTAAAGGTGTTGCTGTGGGTACTGCAATTATTGGTGCTACGGCATTAGCAAACAGAAAAAAAAGAACAGCCAAAGACTAATTAATTATGTTAAACAGTACTATTGAAATAAAAGTAAAACAAAGGCTGAACAAGTTAGATAGCCAAGACTATGACAACATTCAATGTTGGCAAATAGTTGAGGCATTTAATAAAGCTCAAGTTGAATGGGTAAGAAGACAGCTTCATGGATTGAACCTTGTTAAAGAAGGTGATGAACAAACTAATAGAAGAAAGGATGACTTACAAGTTTTACTTACTACAGTTCAATTGACTCCTGCTAACAAACAAATTTTTTATTCTGCTGCACTACCTACTGATTATTTAGCATGGAAGCGTGTAGATTTTACTGGAGAAAAAGGCTGTTGTGATAACCGGAGAATGATGATTTATCTTACAGAAGAATCAAATGTATCTGAACTCCTAAGAGATAAAGCAAAACAACCAAGCTTTGAGTGGGGAGAAACATTTGCTACTCTAAGTAATAACAATGTTAATGTTTACACTAATGGTGATTTTACTATAGGAGCATTATCATTGATATATTATAGACAACCGAGAAGAGTAGAATTTTTAGACTGCTCAGATCCATATACAAATGCTATCACAGCTGTTGATGTAACATGTGAGTTTAAAGATGATATCATTGAATTAATAATAGATGATGCTGTAGCAATTATTGCTGGAGATATTGAATCTACAAATCAATACAGTAGAGGTTCTCAGTCATCAGAAAAAAATAACTAACCATGCAAAGAATGTTAAAAAGACCAGAAGCTACAAAAGGAAGTAGCAATTATGCTACAGCTCCTGCTAATGGTAATGTAGAATCACTTACTGCAGCTTGTGTAAGTGAATTAATGAATGCTGCAACTAGTTTCCATAAGTTACATTTGAAAGTAACTGGTACTGGATCCTATGCTGCACACAAAGCTCTTAATGATTTGTATGATGCATTACCTGGACATGCTGATGATTTAGCAGAAGGATTCCAAGGTGCTAGTGAAAAACTATTAGCCTATGCTGAAGCTGCTCCTAGAAAGCTAGATACTGTTGCTGATGGTATTGATTATTTAAAAGATATGTGTGATATGGTATGTAAGTTGCAAGACAAAATGCCTTACTCAGAAATAGTAAATGATCTTGATACAATCAAGTCTACAATGAATTCTGCAAAATATAAATTACTTTTCTTAAAATAATTTTGAATTTAAAAAATCTTTCACTATATTATATAGTATTTATTTATTAACTAAAACAAAACAAAAATGAGTTATTTTAATCATGCGTTTCAAAAATCCTTTGTAGGTGTGAATGCTGCAAACCCTGGTTCGCAAGGGTACACACAATTAAATCAAGGTGTGTTAGGTACAACAGGAAACATTTTAGCTGCTGGTCAGTATGCTTTTGTTAATCCTAAAGATTGGAAAGTTCAACCAACTACATTTGCTCCTGGTTCTACAGGATGTTGTCCATTAATTTTGGCTTCAGGATCATTATTTGAAAAAGATAAAATTGGTCCTTTCCATGGTGGTTATTTAGAGTCTAACAAGTCTAAAGAAATTAATCCTAAGTATGTAAGCAAATTTTATTTTGCTCCAGCTTGTCCAGCTTCTCAAAATGTTATCCATGTTGGATTTACTCCATATACTGATGATCAAGTTTTAACATTGACTATTAGTAATACTGGTGCAAATATTGTTGATGGTGTATATAATAACGTTTCTTTTACAGGTGGTTCAGGTTCTGGATTTATTGCTAAAGTAACTGTTGTTGGTAATATTGCAACAGTAGTAGAAATTGTTAATGGTGGTACAGGATATGTTTCTGGTGATACTTTAACATCTGTTGTTGGTGAATTACTTGACAATGGTTCTGGTATTACTCAAGTTCAGTTATCTGTTAGTACAGTAGGAGCTAATGCATCTTGTAAAAAAGATTTCTTATGTGGTGAAACTTATAACTTACGTTTGGATGTTAAAGGTTCTCCTGCATTAAGATTCTTAAATCACAATGCTTACTTGACATTAACTGCTTACACAGGATGTTGTCCAGCAGGAACTATTGTTCCAACTGCTGTAGATGGTACTTTAGTATATATTGAGTGGGCTAAACAAATTGTTGATTCTCCATTGATTTCTCCATTTATTTACCCAGTAGTTTCTGATGAGAATAACCAATTATGGTACAAACCAGGAACTGATACATCTGTATTAACTCCTCCAACTGGTTATACAATCGGTGGTACTTGGGATAAATATGTTTCTCCAGGACATACAGTGGGTGCATTTGCAGGTATCACATTATTTGGTGCTTATGTAGATACTAAATTTGGTGATTGTACTTTCCAAGTTTCTGACTTCTATGAAAAAGAGCCAGTAAGATTATATGCATCTGAAGTTGATTTAAATGGTGATCCATGTGCATTCAACGGATTGTGTGTAGTTACTGAGTGTCAAGGAAGACAAGCAAATGGTTTAGGTGAAACAGTTCTTAGAGATGTAATTCTTTCAGAAAGATACAGACAAAATTTCTTCCATTCTGATTTCCGTATCCGTGAGATTACTCAAGGAAACCAAATGTTGAATGTTATTGATAGATCTGCATCTTACAATAGATTCTATATCCAACATCATGTTCCACGTTTCAATAATGCATCTAGTACTTTTGATAATGATCAATACTTATTAGAAATTATTGTTGCTAGTACTGTTACTCCTGCTGCAGGTCAAGGTCAATTATTGACTAACTTTGTAACTAGCTGGTTAAATGCATGTGGTAATAACTGTGGTGGTTTAGAAGAGTTTGACTGTGGTACTAACTGTATACCAGTTATACAAATTCCATCTTAATTTTATAGTAAAATTAATAACTTTAAAGGAGAGTGAGAGTTTCAAACTCTTCTCTCCTTTTTTATTTTTATAACATATGGCAAATCATGTATTAAGTTTAGAAGTTCCAACTGTTATGAATACTTGTGTGATGAAAATCTTTGATACAAGTGTATATCAAACAAGTAATCCAAGTATTCCAATACTATGTCCTAAATTGCAAATTGCGGCACCAGGATTTGCTCATGCAGTAGAAATTGATTCTACAAAAACACAAGACTTTGTAGAACTAGGTCATACAAATATTACAGGTTGTGATTTAGGTTTACAAAAAGAAAATTGTGGAACAAAATATTATGATATACCAGATGGTGTATATAATATTACTTATAGTGTTTCACCTAATGATCAAGTATTTGTACAGTACAATCATTTAAGAATTTCAAAAGCATTAAACAAATATGAAAAAATTCTATGTGGTATAGAACTTGCTGCTTGTGATCCTCCTGCTAAGATTAAAGAAAAGTTAGAAAGACTTAGATTAATTAAAATGTATCTTGAAGCTGCAAAGTCTAAAGTAGAATTTTGTCATGAATCTCAAAAAGGTATGACATTATATAACTATGCTTTAAAACTTTTGAATAAATTTGAATGTAAAAATTGTTAACCTAATTTAAAAACTAACTATTATGACATGTTCAAATTGTAATGCAAGATTATCTTGCGGATGCCAAAGAAAAACTGCTAGAGATGGTAAAGCTTGTTGTTCAAGCTGTATTGCATTTTATGAAAAAGGTTTAGCTTCTAAACCTGCAACAACTACAACTACAAATATAACTGTTACATCAGGTGCACCAACTTTAACTGTACAAAAAAATGTATGGGGTGCAAACAGATATGTGAACACAATTAAAAAATAAAACTCATGGTAGCAAAACCTAAATGTTACATATTATATCCGGTAAGAGATAATGATGCTCAATTACAAGAACTTTTATATTGGAGTACATTTGATACTGTTGATACTAATAAATTTTACAATATAGATGTTATAGTAAATGGTACATTTGGTTCAGGTACTTATTATGTAGTATTGAATCCTGATCCTACTACTTGTCCAGATCCAATAGATGAAGGAACTATTATTGGAGAACCAACAGCAGTTACATCATATTGTTATTATGTGACATCAGGGGCTATCACTTATGTTGATACAAATGATGAATTAGTTTCAGCAGCAGGTCCAGCAAATATTTGTACTAAGATTATACCACAAGTTTCTACAAGTGGTGGTACAACACCAGCTATAGTTTTTAATGGAGAATGTATTGAAGGACAACCTTGTATTAGTCAACCAAGTTGTTATTTATTAACAAGTTGTACTGATCCATTAAATGTTATTCAGTCTAAGTCTTCTGCATTAGAAACATTATGGGCTCAAAATAAAATTGTAAGTCTTGTTGGTCAAGAAGGTTGTTGGTCTATAGATAAAGCTGAATCAATAGAAGATTGTGATTGTGCTATTTCTGTTATTGTAGATAAGACATATAATGAGTGTATTGATTGTGTTCCTGTAATTGCTTATAGAGCTACTAACTGTGAGACAGGTGACGTAAAATTTTCTGAGCAAGACTTATCCCAGTATGTTGGAAAAACAATTACAGATTCAGAATGTGGCGGATGTTGGAGTATTGAACAAATAAACATCAAACCTCCTACATCAGAAACTATAAATGTTGTAGATACTTTTAGTACTTGTGAGATATGTTTAAGAGATTATTGGATTCTTACAGACTGTGAAGGTTCTGTTGCTCCAATCATCACATATACTAACATGACAGACTATGTTGGTAAAATAATCAATCTTGTAAATAATTCAGTATGTTGGCAAGTTGAACCACATCAATTAATTACAGGACAAGAAAGTGTAGAAGTTAAAATAAATGCTGAATTTGAAACATGCATTGCTTGTAAACCAAAAGCAGAAGTTCAATGTATTAGAGTAACAAATGATTCTGAAGTAGCAAAAACATACCAGTATTATATTTATGATAATACAGGAGAAATTATTGAACCTGAGTTTACACTTGAACCAAATGAAACAAGTGATAAATTTTGTAGTGCAGGATGGGTTAGTCCAATTAATCCTGCAACAGATATTGTTATACAATACGGACCATGTATTAACATTTATGAACAACCTGTTAGTTCTGGCCCAACTTTGTTTAATGATAATCCTTGGGTTTGTCCAGTACAAAGAATAGGTAGATTAGTAGAACCAGGTTATACTGTTCCTGCATGTACTCCAGATAAATATGAATCTATTTCTTGTAAGGCTGCTGAAATATTATACCATAGAGTTCTTAGTGAAAGATATGGTATTTCTAATTGCTGTCCGGAAGAAGATGAGATATATTTAATAAGAAAAGAGCTAATTGATTTAGCAGCATTAAGAGATAAGTCTATTGAATGTACTATTTCAACTGACTGTTGTAGTAACCCATATTGTAATTAACAATATTATTTTGTATATTATATTAACCAGTATTAATTATGAAACCATTAAATTTAGATAATTCTCCATGTTCTCCAGTATCAAGTAACTGTGTTATCTGGCAAGGACCAAACATAGATTGTATTGATTTATGTACAGGAGATAGTATATCCACAGTAGTGTATAAGTTAGCTACTGAATTATGTACAATAATGAATCAGTTAGATCTAAGCAATTTAGATCTTACATGTTTAAAGGTTGGAACTAATCCTCCAGATACATTTAGTGAATTAATACAGTTATTAATTAACAAGATATGTAATGCTGGAACTGGTTCAACTGGACCTGCAGCAATAACTGACCCGTGTCCTACTAACTGTATTGTTCCTATAGCAGATTGTTTTAAATCAGGAACACAAACTACAATGCTATTGTTGGACTATGTTCAGATGATTGGGGAGAAGGTTTGTAGTTTAGTTGATCAGATTGATACTATAAACAACAACATTACTAATATAGATAAGAGAGTAACTATATTAGAAAATAAACCAGATCCAGAACCATATGTATTACCATCTATTTTAGTAGATTGTACATTAGATGATGCTAATGTTATAGCAAGTAATTCATACAAGTTAGATGTTGTACTTCAAGCTTTAGTAAATGATGATAATCATGGTTACTGTGCATTGTTGTCTTCTTTAGGGCAACCAGGTAATGTTACTTCAGCATATCAATTTCAAAGCACAACTGTTGGTAATTATATTGGTACTACAGGAGCTTCACCATCACTTGCAAATTGTGGTACTCCATTACAAACAGAATATACTTCTTGGACGGCAACCCCTTTAAATTTAAGTGATAGTTTTAAAAACTTATGGATTGCAGTTTCTGATATTAGAAGAGCTCATAAGACATACGAAGTTGTTGCAGGTAATACAAGTGTAAATGTTGCAACAGCTACTACTGCTACAGCATGTGGTAATAAAGATACTGTAACTGTATCTGCTAATTTACCTATTGTAGCTGCTGGAGATAATATCACAGTAACTCCAACTACGGTTTCCAATGTTACAACTTATACTGTTGCTGGAAAAGAAACAATTGTAGCAGCAGGTGATAATGTTACTGTTACATCTGCAGCAGGACCTGGTGCAGGTGATACAACATATACTGTAAATGCAAAAGAAGCTATTGTAAATGCTTCATCAACAGAATTTAATACTACCATAGTAACACCTACTGCAGGTCCAGGGGCAGGTGATATAACATACTCAGTATATAATAGATATGGTCTTGATATGTTTGCATGTCAATGGAGAATTAGTTCTGATTTTGGTGGTAGTTGGATGACATTGCCTTCTCAATTAGCATCTGCAGGTACTTATTTTAGTTTTCCAGCATCTAATGTTACAGTGATCAAACCTAACAGTATTACAACAACAAGTGCTGTTGATGGTAAAACTTATAGTATAAATAAAACTGCTACTAACTGGTTTGTACCACAATCTCAATTTGATACTTACGGTTGTACATTTGGTACTTTTAATGTTTTAACTGGATATTTTAAATTTAATACCCCTGGTACATATTTAGTTACAGCACATGCTCATTTAAGAGCTAGTAGTGATGGTGAAACAATTTGGACAAATAATCCTGGATCATTTGGTATTGGTTTATGTTCTAATGCTACAGACTTGTACATAGGACATACACATACTGTTGTACCAGGTGTTACAAGACAAATTGACTTATCCTGTAGTAAATTAGTATTTGTAGGTACTAGTAATCCGGATATCTTTTTAAATACTTTGAATTATTCTGATAGAGCTTATAATGGAAACGGTTATGCGGGTTCAGATAATATAGGATTTTCAATTGTTAGAATAAAAGATGGTTACAATTCAATAACTGGTATATAAATTACTGCTTGATGAAAAAAGATTGTAAAAATATTACACCAATTCCACCTACTCCTTGTGAGTATGGTGGAAACTGTCCGCCTGCGCCAGACTGTGAACAGATATTTGATCTTGATTGTGTTAACTATACAGGAGATCCAATACTTTGTAATGGTCAGGTACTTGTGGAATCAGGAGAATCATTACCTACTGTGTTAACAACACTTGTAGATAAGATTTGTAATAAAACTAATTGTGAGTTAGATGTACAGTTTATTTTTAATGCTGGAACATCAGAATTAACTTTTACAATTACAGGAGGTACACAATCTTATACAATTAAACCATCAATAGTTCAAGGACCTTTTACAGGTATTACACTTGAAAATTGTCAAACATATTCAGCGTATGGTCCTAATAATTGTTACGTTCCTGTATACAATAGTGCTTTAGGTTTTACTCTTCCTATATCTTGTGTACCTAATAAATTTTATGTTGGTTATTCAAATAAATATGCTGGTACTGTAAGAATAGAATTAGTGGACCCGTTTGGTTGTAGTCATGATTTTTACTATACTGTGGTAATTGATGAAGCAGATTGTAATGGTCTACCATAATAATTAAATAAGAAAATGGAAAGTAGTTGTAATAAGTGTAATAAATGTAGTGTGTGTAACTTTGAAAAGTGTAACTGTGAAACAGTTAGACCTTTTGATACAACATGTCCTACACCTAATAAATGTAGTGATAAAGAAATGTTCAATGCTGATTGCTTTGAATATACTACAGCTGATATTAAGTGTGGTACCAAGAGTGTTATATTTGCTAACAATCCCTTATCACAAATACTATCTAACATAGTAGAATTTTTATGTAGTAAGAGATGTGATATAAAAGCTGTTATTAATGTGTCTTCTACAAATGATTTGTTATTAGAATCTACAGTTACAGGTGGTACAGGTCCTTATACTTATTTATGGTCTGAAAGTCAAAATTCAGAGTACTTAGGTCATGAAGAAAATAACGGTGGTGTTCTTACAGATCCCACATTACTTTTAGCACTTAAAACAGATAACTATTTTCAAGGTATATCTGCAAATGCTATTTATAAAACATTAATTAAACTTAAAGTTACAGATGCTAATGGATGTACAGCAGATGCTTATTATACAATTGCTAATTCTGTAACCTTAACATAATATATTATGAGCAACATTCAAAAATGTAAAAGTTGTAGAGGGAATTTATTTACACCATCACAACCATGTGTTACACAGCAATGTATTCAGAATACAAAATGTTCTGAAATAATTGATGCTGCATGTATTGCATACTCTGGCCAAGATTTGTTATTGTGCCAGGAGTATAAACTTATATCACAAAATGATAATGTAGAAGTAGCTCTTCAGAACCTTTTTGCATCAGCTTGTGAGAATTGTGCTATGTCAGTTGAAATTACACCAGTTGAGGGTAGCTATCCTTCTCTTACAGCAGCAGTAACAAATGGAACAGGACCTTATACATATAATTGGTCAATAGCACAAGGACCATTTGTAGGACATGATGTATTAGGTGTAACTAATCTTAATACTCTAGACTTAGAAGGTATTGGAGCTAATTCTATTTTAGCAAATTATCCAACTACTTGTGATTATGTAGTTTTAACAAATTTTAATGTAACTGTAACAACTTATCAGTATAGAAATTGTGATGATGAATTAATAACACTTACATTAGATCCTAATGAAACAATTCCTTCACCTATTTGTGTAAAGCAATGGATTACACCTTTAGGACCAAATGATGCAATAGATAAATTTTTAAATCTAAAAAACAACAGAGCTCTTGGAACACCAAATGTTACATATACTTATACAGCATGTGATGGTGGAACTTATCCTTTTACATTACCAGCTCAAGCTTCTGTAGATCTATGTGTAAGAAAATGGGTATCTACTTTAACAGCACAAGATGTAATTACTTACGCTCCAACAATATGTGATCAAAGAGAAGTAATAAAATCTACTGTTGTTAGGTTAGATGTAACAGATTCCAAAGGATGTAAAAAATCTGTTTATTATGATTTCTCTTGTGATTGTTATGTTCAAACACAAGAACCAGAAGGTGTGTACACAGAATATTTAGGAGGTAATTTACAATTCACGGATTTTCCTATCCCTGATATAAATTTTCTTGATAGAGATGATACAACAATTACTTGTTCTGAGTTAAAAAGTTTTGGATGTCTTGTAACTGAAGATTTTGTTAATGATTATAGAGATTTAAGAGTTGATTTCTATATAGGTACAACTTGTATAGTTGTAGCAGAACAAGACTCAAGTGATCCTGAACAAGTATGTGCATCTAATTTACCTTTAGACTACACTACATGGGATCCTAATGGTTATGCTGATCAAACAATAGTTAATAAAGGAAGATTAACTACAGTTAATATTGATTTTGGTTGTCCAGAATATACTTTTTGGACTTGGAGTAACGTACAGTTTCTTTCTTTAAATGGTGATAGAATAGTAGATAGATTACCAACTGTAAAAGATCATATGGTAAAATTACCTGATGTAACTTTAATTTCTCAAATACCAACTACTGGTAAACCAGGTGAATATTTTGAATGTGATCAAGATGGTAATTTTTATGCTTGGGATCCTACATTGAATCAATTTAGTTCTGTTTTAGGGATGGCAATAGAGACCACTATTCTAATCTTTAAAAGAGCAAGAAGAGATGCTCAGTTAAAAGCTTTTAATGAACTAGTCATAGCGCAACAAGCATTTTTATTAGCTGCTGATACGTTACCTTTACATAGATATAAATATGAATTAATTTAATTAGTATGGATCCATTTGAGTATAAAAATGATTTAAAAACTATTGGTAATACATGTGTAGGTTACTCACCTGATGTTAATAATCTTGGTGTAGATGATATGTATTCAACATACAGAGCATCAAGAGATTCTTATAAAAAAGCTTTAGAAGAATATTTATTAACTATGTTTAAAAGTAAATATTTTGATCAAAATAATAATTTTTGTACTGATTGTATTAGTCAATTAAATTATGGAAAACTTATTGACAAAGTACAAGGACCAAATGGTGTTATAACATATTTTGATGAAGTATTTGGTGATGTTGTATTAAGATTTTGGAATTCATTGTATGCTCCTGGTGATCCTAATAAATTATCTGGTACAGTAACTTATAATGAAATAAGAAAACTGTATTATCCATCTGGTCAAGTCATACCTTATACATTAGTTGTAGATTATACAAATGCTCAAGTACCATCAAAAGCATTGTATAAAGAATATAGAACAAAACTTGGAGTATTTTTACAAAAACTAAAAGAGTTTCATTACATGAGTATGAAGATGTCTTTTCCTGTATTTACTCCTCCGGTCTAATTAGTTGCAGTTTGTTGGTTTATCTTCAACTAGACATACCCCTGCACTTGTAGGGGTTTTGTTTTATATCTATATTTGTTAAACTAACTAATTTTTACTATATTATTATGAGAGAGTTTAAGAAACCTGATTTATCAGCACCAAGGTATAGACCTGAAGTACTTACACTTTTGAATAAAGAGTTCTTTGATAGCTTTAAAAAGAAATATCCTAAGTATAATGCTTATGATAATAAAGCTTTAAAAGACATTGCTAAAGCATTTAACAAAGCATTGTATACAATGGTAATTGATAATAGAGATGGAGTACAATTACCAGAACAAATAGGTTGGCTTTTTATTGGTACATGTCAAAACAGTAAGAAGAAAAATGTTGACTTTGCCAAATCAAAACAATATGGTGTAGAAGTATCCAATAACAATTTTGCAACAGACGGAAAGCTTGCTAAAATATTTTTTACAAACTATGCACCAAAACACAAAATAAAAAATAGAGAGTTTTGGAGTTTCACAGCATGTAGAGATTTTAAAAGAGCTGTCTCTAAATCATATCCTGAAAATTGGAATATGTATTTAGTAGTACAAAATACAAAAGCAATTAAAGAAGTATATCTGAAGTTGCAGTATGAAAAAATAAATAAAAGAGAGACTCTAAAAAAACTAGAGACTTATAATGAATTTGACTTATGACTACAGTAGGAGAAGCAATATCAAGAGTTAGGAATACACTAAAGGCCGTTAAAGAAGATGCCTTCTTGACTGACCGTGTGATTTACTACTCTATTGTAAAATATGGACAAGCTCTTCTCAAGAGAGAAGACAATCAATATAGATTGATGCAGATAAGTAATATATTTTCTGTATTACCTTATGTGGAATTAATTGATGTTGATAAGATAGAAGCTGGATGTACTGGTGTATATTCAGGTTGCTATTTTAAAAGAACTAAAGAAAAAATTCCAGATATACTTTCTGGAATGTTTGGACCTGTTATACGCACTGTATCTTCAATAGATGGTTCAGAAATTATCTTTAGAACAAATCCTGGTACTTGGGTTTCTATAACTAAATCTACTACATTCAAATACAATAAAAGAAAATATTTTTGGTTCTTAAATGGCTATTTATATTTTCCTAATTTGATTTGGGATGCAGTAAGAGTAGAGGCTTTATTCCAAGGAGACAAAGGAGATTTCTTATGTGATCCAGAAGATCAGTGTAAACTTAAACAAGATCTTGGATTACCATTCCCAGAGTATTTATTTTCTGAGATTGAACAGTTTGTTGTTAAAGAATTATCAATGTCATTACAAATTTCTACTGACGGACCAGATGATGGTCAAAATATTTTAAGATAATGGACTTCAATTACACAATAAAATATAGAACCTTTGATCAGTTGATGGAAGATGTTCTTATTGATCTACCAACTTTTGCATTGGAGAACATGATAGATCCACAGCAGTTAATTAAACTTGCTAGAAAAATTAACTATGACTTAGGTCTGAGACTTAATCAAACTAAGGAAGTTATATTAGATGTTTGTCACGGTAAAGTAAAACTACCGGATGATTTCTATGTATGGAACTATGGTCTTATATGCTATGATAGAGTAGAGCATGTTGGTTATGATGGTATGGTTGGTGGAACTAATATACAAGAAGTTCCTTGGAATCCTGTAAAATACCAAGAAGCCCCGTCAACAATAGACACCTGCGCTGTTCCTACAGTAAATTGTAGAACATGTAACTCTAATCCATGTAATCAAACAGCAGGATGTTTAGGACACACAGAACCTACTAATGTTATACCAACAGAGTATGATCCAAATAATCCTTATGGTGATACTTGTATTGCTCCAAGAGTATTCATGAATTGTAAAGGTGAGCAGTATGAACTTATTCAGGTTGTAAAATCTGGAGCAACAAGAACATACAAATCACTTGTGCAACTTAGAATGAAAGCAAGTCAGAACATAGATTGTGAATGTCCTAACTTGTATTACAATGGACCAGATCAAGGTTGGCTTAAAGATGGTTTCTTATTTACTACATTCCAAGATGGACATGTGTATGTAAACTATCAAGGAGAGCTTATTGATAATGATGGAAACATTATGGTTCCTGATCATCCAAGACTTAATGATTACTATGAGTATGCATTTAAGAAAAGAATAATTGAAAACTTAGCACTTAATGGTGAAAATGTAGCACAGAGATTACAGATTATTTTACCAGAATTAAAAGATGCTAGAGTAAATGCATTGAACTTTATAAATACTCCAAACTTCAAAGAGATGGAGCAACTATGGTGGACTAACAGAAGAGCACAGTATTCTAAATACTATGATATGTTCAAAGCTCCAACCTATGGAAATTACGCAAGATTAAACTATAATACTAAAGTGATATAATATGTCAAACATGCAAGATACTTCTCAGAATATTACTGACAGTTTCATAAAGGGTCTGAACAAAGATTCTGATCCTTCTTATGTAACTGAAGGAATGTGGACGCATGCAGTAAACATGGTCAACAATTCTAAGACAGGTAGAGTGGGTTCATTATCTAATGAATCTTCTAATTATATTTGTTTTGAATCAGGTAAATTCTTTCCTCCAAATGTTACAGAAAAATATGTAATAGGGGCAATATACTTATACTCAGATAAATGGGTAATACTTACAGCAGGACATAATTCATTAGGGCAGCCTGTTAATTCTGAAATAGGATTATTTGAAGAAGAGAACTGTGTTTACAGACCAATTGTAATTGATCCATGTTTAAAGTTTGATAAGAGATATTTGATATCAGGTACTTCTAGAGAAAGAGAAGATTGTACTTGGCAAATATATTGGGCTGATGGTTTAAATCCTGATAGATTTTTAAATATTGGAAACTCTAAAACTTGGCCATCATTAGATGATTATATTTTTGGTGGTGCAACAGGAGTTAATGCTAATTACTATTTATTACTAAACAGTAGTACAAGAATTCTTTGGCCAGGTGTACAGTGGAATGAAACTTGTAAGATTATAAATGATTGTAACATATGTGAAAATGTTAACACTCTTGATTGTGAAAAAATAAGATTAGCAAGACTAATGACTACACCGTGTCTTAGATTAAAGTTAGGACAAACAGGTGGTACATTGGCTAATGGTACTTACTTTGTAGTAATTGCTTATTTAATAAATGGTCAGAAAGTTACAGATTACTTTTCACAAAGTAACTACCAGTTTATATATTCTCCTGATGATCTTGAAGGTTCTTTAGATTTAGAGATTGAAGCAGACAGAATAAACTTTGATGAGTTTGAGTTAGTAATAGTAAGTTGTACTAATCAACAAACTGTTGCTAAAAGAATGGGTGTTTATTCAACAAATACTTCAGCAATATCATTTGATCAAATTGATCCTTCTAACATTTCAATTCCATTAGAGCAATTACCATTAAAAACTCCAGTGTTTGAAACTAGTGATCAGATTGCAGAATTAAATACTTACTTGCTAAGAGTAGGTCCTAAATCTAAATTTGATTTTAATTACCAGCCTTTGGCTAATATGATTACAACTAAGTGGGCTTCTGTAGAATATCCTGCTGAGTATTATATGAAAGGTGGTAACAAAACAAATTACATGAGGGATGAAGTATATTCATTTTTTATTAGATGGGTTTACAACACAGGAGACAAAACATCTTCATACCATATTCCGGGAAGAGCACCAAGACAATTTACCGTTCCTACAACAGGTACATCATTCTTAGAAACATCTACATTAAATGGAGATACAAATACTTTAACCACAAATGAAAAAGTATTTGAGATATATAACACAGCTTCAGCTGATAATAACAATAGTTATATTGGTACTAAGACTGATGATGGGGGGACTGTTATAGCAACAGGTGACATGGGATACTGGGAATCAACAGAGAGTTATCCAGATAATAGACCTGATTTATGGAATCCAAGTAGTTTGTGTTGGACAGGAGCTGCAGATGCTTCTTTTGATTTATGTGGTAAGCGTATCAGACATCATAAATTTCCTGAAGACTTTATTAATAATAGCCCAACTACAGATGTAATTAGATTTAGAAGTAATCCTACACCGCAAACTGCTGTGGGTAATGATTATTTTATAAGATTGATGGGTGTATTTTTTACAAATATACAGCTACCAAAAGATAATGATGGTAATGATATACCAGGAATAGTAGGTTATGAAATACTTAGAGGATCTAGAGAGGGTAACAAAACTATTGTTGCTAAAGGGATGGTTAATAATTATAGAACTTATGCTATTGCCGGTAATAACAATTACACAGGTCTTTATGCTAATTACCCGTTTAATACAATCACTCCTTTAAGTTCTACTTTAGGGGGTAATGTTCAAGGAGAGTCCGATCCATTTATTAAAGCTGGGCTTAAAGCTAGTGTACCTTCAGATGTAATAAGCTTTCACTCACCGGATACTATGTTTAGAACTCCGTTCTTATCTACTCCTGAGTTTAAACTGTATGGTCATATACAAGGTTTATCAAATCAACAATTTGTTACACCATCTGATCATCCTAAATTTAAATTGCTATCTGATGCTACAGTTTTTGTAATGATAATATTTGGTCTTGCTGAAGCAATTATATCAGGTGTAGGTAAAAGAACTACTGTACAGACAGGTGCTGCATTTCAAAGTTTAGTAGGTCCTGATATAACAGGAAAAGAAATTGGTGGTGGTGATATAAAGGGTGGCTCAAGTGGACAAGAAAGTATAAATGGTACAGGTACTGCTACTATTTCTAATGTTAATGTTACTCATACTAATATTGTAGGTTCACCTTTAAAAGGAGGTGATATAAGTACAAAAGAAGATGAATATACAGATGTAAGTAAAAATTCAGTAATTGCTAATATTAATTCTACACAAGCATTAATCACTGGTTATAATGCAGCAACAGGTGCCTTAGCTGATTTAGCTACTGCTGGTTTAGTTGATGTATTAGGTGGTATATATCAGGCATCAGCTACTACTAACTTATCACAAAAAGGAGCAGTGTATACAGCTCCTGAATTACAAACAGAAATTGCTAAAACAAATTATTTACCAGGACCTCTTAGAGTACTAGCATTGGGTCAAAATATTGCAACATACTTTTCTCAAGGTGTAGACATAGCACTTAAAATAATGTATGCTGTTACATCTTACAAACCATTTGCTCTTCAGATGAAAGCTTATGGTTTTTATTCACAGATGCAACCTGTAGGTAATAATGATATTAAAAGATTTACTATTGAAGATGCTTTTTATTTAAGAGATAATATTCAACAAATGAGTAAGTATCTTGATAATAATGGTATTTATAGATCTTACAGTATTAATAATTTAAAAAGACCTGCTACAGTTACATTAAGAGTTAAAAATGGTGCTAATCAAAATGTAGGTCCTAAACTTTTAAATATTGATGAATCATTAGTTACATTAGGTACATTAATACAAACAAAAGGTGTTTCTTCTCCAAGTTTTAAAGCAAATGATATAAGTGATCCTTTTAGTTTACCTATTGCTAGTCACTATGGAGCTCTTAAAGGTAGAGTAAGAAACCAATATGGACAGTTAGATTCAATTAAACAAATTACAATTTCTAATTGTGAACAAAAACTTACTGGATCTAACATACAATCAATAACTCCTGTTATATGTAATTCTGTTAGTAAAACTAGATTTGTAATTCCTAGAACACCAATATTTTTTGGAGGTGATACTTA